AGCGTTTCCGCCATCGGCGGTAACGCTGAGAGTACTTCTTCCACGCTGGCGGCCTTGCGCTCCGCGCAGGAGGCCATTCAGCTTACACTATGGCCCATAGTGTAAGCTGAATACCGTTAGCGTTTCCGCCATCGGCGGTAACGCTGAGAGTACTTCTTTCTCCGTGCCCCGCCCAATGAAGGACGCCACGCTTACCCGGATCGGCTGAGCGGTCGGCGACGTTTTGGTCTACGCGTGCATCCAGCGCCGTCAATGGTGCGACGAACTTGTCCAGAATTCGCCGCCGCTCCTCCAACAGGTTCTGCGGACAGGTAGTTCGCCCGATCAAGACCTTGTGCCGTCCCATGTCTCATTGCCCTCCGTTCCACGGTTCCATCTGGTCCATTCTCCGTTCAATCGCCATTTCCGCCGCCGGACGCTGCAACCCCGGCAACTGCCCCTGCGGTCCGAACTCGTCACGGACCGCGTAGACCAGGTGCGCGATCTGCCTCATCAGCGCCAGTTCACGGTCCGCCGTGCGAGGGTCCATGCGTCCCATGTTGACCCACTTCGGGTACGCGTTCTCCCGCATCTTCACTTCCCTGGCCACACATGCAGCCAGGTCGCCGATGTTCTCAGGGCATTTCATGGCTCTGGTCGCCTCCTTCAGCGGGCTGCATGCCTGGTGAACCAGTCCCGGATATCGGACAGCGTCGGCGGGAATAGCTTCCCCGCCTTCTTGTACCACCGGATGGCCAGCCGGATCTTGTCCGGGCTGACTTTTTTCTCGGCCAGGAACGTCCGCCACCCGGGCCAGGTGCTGATCCCGGCCTGCAGTTTTTCCGGGTCTTCCCAGTCCTTGAAGACATAGCCCCACGACTCCCGGCAGGCCTGGAACAGGGCCTGTTCCGTCTCCGAGTACGGCGCCGCCGGCAGGCTCATACCACGGCCTTGCGCCGTGGTCGGGTCGGACTGTGGCACGGCGTCGCCTGCGGTCAGGGGCGCACTCTCACACACTCTCTCTCTCTCACACTCCCCCTCTGGCATCTGGCATCTGGCATCTGGCATCTGGTCTTGGGGGGGGGCGGCTGTAACGGGCGAGAGAGAGACTACAGAGAGAGTGTGTATGGCATCTGGCATCTGGCATCTGGCATCTGGTAATTCCGCGCGCGTAAGCGTTACACACCCCTGCCTGGGGCGTGTTACATCGCCGTTACATGGTGGCGGCCTGGCGGTGTTACATTCGCGTTTCTCGGGCGTTACACCCCTGGCGCGTTCACGGTGCTTCTGGACCCGGAACCGGCCTTGTGCACGCGCTTCTTCCTCTCGCGCCATGCGTCTGCAGACCAGCGTTACACGGTCCTGCGCGCTCAGCGTTACAGGGGCGTTACACTCGCCCCAGGGAGCGCCGTTGACCTCGCCGCTCGCAACCCCGTACGTCATGAGTTCGCCAAGCACAACAGCCGTCTGTGGCACGGTTGCACCGATCATTCGGGCGTATCGGTCTACAGGCATGGATAGGTACCCGCGGTTCTCGGCCAAATGCATCTGACACAAGATGTCGGCCCATGCGCCCCGGGTCTCGAGGGTTAGAACCCGGGTGTCAGCCAGGTAGTCACTCGGGAAGAATTGCATGAACGGCAGGCTCTGCTTGCCCATGTCGCGGCGTCCTCCATCCGTGTTTTTTCAGGCCTTCTACCGGGCGCCGGACTGTGTGGTAGACAACCTGGCCACTCCGCCAGGCCGGTGCCATCACTACCCGGATGGAGGTACGTTGATGGCCCAGCCCGGCGTCCGGTAGAAGGGGCGACCGGCGGCGGGATGAAGTGTGGAGGGTTACGCGCTTGGTGTCCGCCGGCCGCCTGGAAACTCAGATGTACACCGCGAGCGACGTTTCGCGCTCGACCTGCTCGGCCACCGCCAGCAGCGCCGCGCGGATCGTGCGGTCAATCCCGATCAGCCGTACGCCGAACGTCAGGTTCCCTTCGTGCACGCGCAGGCGGAAGTCTGCGTCCATCGGAATGGGCGTGCCGCCGTCGAACAGGGGCAGGCGCAGTTCGAGACGGTCCGGGACTGTCACCGTGCTCCCGTTCACGCTCGTGCGCGTGTCCTCCTCGAACCGGATCGACGTCCCGTTGTTGGTCGGCAGCTTCCCCGCGCAACGCCGCTCGCTCGTGGTCTCCAGGTTCTGGACCAGGGTCAGGACCTCAGCGCCGTTCGGGTCGGTGATGTCGAGGCGGTTGTCCTTCAGAAACTCGGCAAACTCGCCCTGCCGCATCATCTTCCCGTTGATCGCGGCCCAGGCCTTGAACTCCTTCGATGCCCGCAACTGCAGCGAGATGGTGTACTCCTCCCAGCCGGCCGGCTTCCCGGTCTGCCCGTGCCAGTCCACCCGGCACACGATCGTGTACGGTTCAACCGTCAGGTTGCCGAAACATCGGCTCTCGGGCTCCTTCTGCTCGTTCACCAGCCGGCAGAAGCTGCCCACGGTCAACAGCTGCGTGTCGCCGACCTTGCGGTCCGGGACCTCGGGCACGTACGGTTTCAGGTTCACGACCTGCAGCCCGGCCGGCAACACCGCCACCTGCGCCATGTCCGTGCAGGTGCCGACCTTCACTTCGCGGAACTCTGCCGCCTTCAGCGCCTGCTCCGCCGCCCACTCGGCCAACTCACGCGCGCCACTGATGGGTTTCCCGGCCGCGCGGGCCGCCGGGCTGCCGTTCGTCTTCTCGGTTCTGCTGTCCATGGTCCTCGTTCCTCCTGGGGTGCTTGTGCCACGGGCTTGACCCGTGGGGTGTTACTTGATTGCGGCCGCCAGCGCCTTGCGCGTTTCAGGCGCGAGGCTGGCCACGGCCGACATGACCGGGGCCGGGGCAGACTCGGATTGACTCCCGGCTTTGGCCGCGCTATTCTTCTTCGAGCCGAAAGGCGATTGAAACAACTCAAGCTGGTCCGGATCGTTCCTGACCAGCCGCCCGTCGTCGGTCGCAAACCGGAACTCGGCTTCCTTCTCGGGCTTCGGCTTCTTCGCGTCGTGGTCCATCGTCACCACAACCGCGCGCTTGCCGAACTTGGCCGCCAGCTCGATGCTGATCGTCAGCACGATCTTGCCGCGGCCGCCGTGCTCCCGCACAGCCTCCACCACGCCGGCGAGGGTCCGGGTTACGTCGCACGCGAACTTGCCCTTGGCGTGCTGCTGGATCACTTCCACGATGTCACCGCGCGGCGCGTCGACCGCGTCCGGATCCTTCGTCTCCCACTTCGGTCTGTCCTCGCTCATGTCCTGCTACCCTCCTTCTGGTTTCTGCCACGAGATTGACCCGTGGCGTTTCTGTCTTACACTTTCACAGCCGATAGGCGCATGCTCCTGGCCCTCCTTCTTCTTCTCTTGCATCCCAGGGGCTTGGCCCCTGGTCACCTGGCAAACTGCAGATTGTCGGGATAGTAGTGCGCCCAGCGGCTGCGCTCGAACAGGTCCAGCATGGGGCTCTGGCCTGGGCGGTACACGTCGCCGGGACGCCAGCCCGCGGTAAAATCCTTCTCATACCTCAGCAGCCGCTTGTACTCGGGCGCCTTCGGGTGCGGCTTCACCGTCACCAGGTCCGGCCGGTCGTCCACGATCAGCATCATCCGGCCGGGACTTCGCGCGAACACTGCTGGTGTTGTGCGCATCGCCTTACCCCTCCGGCTTCGCCCCCACGGGCTTGCCCCGTGGTATGTTCCGCTGTACTTTTCCTGGATGGATCGCAACACCGAATCTCCCAAGGCCATGCGCGCCGAACTGCGGCGCCTGCATCGTGTCATTGCTCGGCTGCGCGTACGCTGCCTTTCTCTCTGTGCCGAGAAGGAGGCGGCGTGGGAAACAGTTGCGGTGCGTCTGGCTGAAATCCGGTCGCTTCAGCAGCAGCTTGAGATAGAGAAGGCGAAGCCCCGGATACGAATCGTCCCGCCCCCACCTCGGCCAGCCGAAAGCGCAACGCCACATTCCGAACCGTCAGGTCTATCACTTCCTCCTCAAGAGCATCTATGTAAGCCTGGACCTGGCAATCCGATTCCTTGACGGCCGCCGACAATTCCGGGTCGCGGTCGATCTTCATCCGGTATCCGTCTTCCTTCTTCATCGCCTTACCCCTCCCGTTTCCGCTCACTGCCAGCCTGACCTGACCGCGTTGGGGACCTGTCCTTCCGAAGCAGATACCGCTCAAGATTGGGCTGCATCGGCTTGACCTTCCGCACTTCCTAGCGCAAGTGTTCGGCCCGAAGCAGCGTCGGCCAGACATCGTCCTCCCCTTTGAAGAATGCCTCCATTGCCCCCTTGATCGTCTCAAGGTCAGGGCCACCTATGGTGGAGAGTATGGGACCGCGCTTGACGACAGCGTAGACGCCGTACATGTTTCGGGAGTCCAACCGCACCGTGAATTCTCGCACAGAGGCGTACTGCATGTCAGATTCTCCTTGTTCCCAGGTTCCTTGCCGACCGAACATCACCATTCGCGTGGACGATGAGAACGACTGCGTCATCATCTCGACCGACCTTCCATCCGAAGTCCGCATCCCAACCGATCGTCTGTCCGACCTGCTCACCACTCTGGTCAAGGTCGCCCAGGACTTGGATGCAGAACACCGCCAAGGTCAGCCGTAGCATCACCCCCTCCTGCTTCTGTTCACCCGCTTGTCGATGCACGGACCCAAAAAAAAGGCCAGGCTCTGACGCACCAGCCCGGATACCGGGACCATGCGCCGCCTGGCTTCAGCCTTCACGTACCCCGCAAACTCACTCTCAAGGTACATGCCCACGAACACCTTGCCCGGCCTGTCTCGCTTCGCCATACCGTACCTCCTGCTGTTGTTCTTACGGTACACCGACTTTTCGATGCCGTCAACCCCCGGTTTGCACTTTTTTTGCTGGCGGTGTGTCTTCCCTCTTGGAAGTGCACCTATGGCGTTCAACAAAGACAACTTACGGCGCGCCCGCGAACTCCGCGGTTATACCAAGATGGACTTGGCATGGCGTGCCGACGTCTCTCAGTCTCAGATATCCGAATACGAGTCTGGCAGGTGTCAACCGAAAGCCGACAAGGTCCGTCGTCTGGCCAAGGCTTTTGCCGTGCCCCATCCAGACTTCCTGTTTCTGCACCCAGATGGCGCGACGCTGATCCTGTGCGAAGCTGACGGCGGGATCCACCTGCTGTCTCTGGACCAGGTGACCGGCGTGAGCTACAGCAGGGCAAAGAAGCTTCCTCACGCGAGCGCAAAGCCGTGACCTGCAACCGTTACGAGTGTGTTACGTGGTTTCCCGGTTTACCGTTACGAGAAACAGCCTCCATTGTTGGTGTCGTTGAGAGACAGAATGCCCTTTCGATTCCCCCCGCCTCCACTCTCCTATTGTCTTTTCCAGCAACGAGTTACAGCGCATTTCTGGCGGGCCGCGTTACTGGTGCAGGGACAAGTTAGCAGGTACGCCAATGGCGCTATTCAGGCAACGTAATCGCCAAACGTGGCAGGTGCGGTTGTGGGTGCACGGGCGCCAGCGCTCGGTTTCGACCGGCACGACTGACCGGGCCGAAGCGGAAATCATCCATGCGCAACTGGCCGCCGGCCAGCAAGGCAAGGTCAGGCGCGACCGGATCGTGCGCGCGCTCGATGCCATCCTGGGCGTGGACGATGCGCCGGTGATTCCGGACGCGGGCGGGTTGGTCCTTGGTGGCGTGTGGAAAGCGTACCTCGCGGTCCCGGACCTGGCGCTGTCTGCGGAAACCATGCGCAAGCGCCGGATCTCGGTCGAGCGGTTCGGGCGGTGGCTCGATACCGGGGCGCCGGGCGTGGTCTACGCCGGCCAGGTGACGCGGCAGGTGGCGGCGCGGTGGCTCGATGCGGTGCGCAAGGGTGGCGCGGCCGGCAAGACCTGCCAGAACCTGCGCGGTGATCTGGCCGCGGTATGGTCGCAGCTTGGGACCAGGTACGATCTGCCGAACGTGTGGCGTGACGTGCCGGCCCCCAAGGCGCGCGACGGTGCGTCCGGACGTGCCTTCACGGCTGCGGAGTACGCGCGGATCCTCGATGCGGCCCGGGTCGTTGGACACGACTGGGAAGGTGTCTGCGTGGTCGGGTGGTGGACGGGGCTGCGGTACGGCGACGTGGCGCGCCTGCGCTGGGACCAGTACCGGGATGGGGCTTTATGGGTGGTGCCCCTCAAAACGCGGCGGCATGCCGTTGAAGTCTGCGTACCGGTACATGCCAGCCTGGCCGCGTTTCTGGCCGGTCGCGGCCGTGACGGCCAGTACGTTTTCCCCTCGCACGTCGCACGGCTCAAGAGCAGCCAGCGCCGGGGCGAGTTCGGAACCATCCTCCAAAGCGCCGGGGTCGCGGCTCAACCGGGTGAGCACCTGTCTTTTCATTGTTTCCGTCATAGCTTCAGGACGCGGCTCTCAGCCGCCGGGGTTCCGGATGAAGTCGCGCGCCGGCTGGGCGGGTGGCGGTCCGACGTGGCCGAACGCGTGTATGATCACGACACCGAACGACTGCGCCGGGCCGTGGTTGCGTTGCCGGCGGGCTAAAACGGTGGCGGACGCGTCGCAAAATAGGTTGCCGCGGCGGCCAGGCCGGCGCTTACGACGCTGGTCACTAGTATGGCGCGGCGGTCCTGCCCGAGCTGCGCGCGTTGGCAGCGCAGTAGTACGATCAGACCACGGCAGACCGCGTCGTGCGCCTCGCATTTCGCAAGTCCAGCACGGGCGCGAAGGTCCGCTATTGCCGCATCGCATTCGTTCTGCAGTGCCTCGACCGCCGTCATTGCGCCGTTGATCATGCCGTCTCCTGCTGTCCTGCTGGCCGTTCAATTACCCTTGATCCGGTACGGAGGACACCCGTCAACCCGCATTTCCCCGAGTAACGTTAGCTTCCCGGCTTGCTCACGCTTCTCCGTCGTGTACGGGGTCGGCTGCCGTACGCGCCACACGTCCCAGCCAACCGCCTTGAAAAAGTCGCGCACAACCTCGGTGCAGTACCACTGCCATTCGCGATTTTTCTGGACGGTGCGCTTCAGCAGGATCGACCACGCGATGCCAATGATGGCCGTCTTGTCGTAGCGCGGATGGCTCTCTTCCAGCGCGTACGCCATCTCGACTACCTTCAGCCGGTCCTCGGTGCTGATCCCAGCCGGACGCAGGAACACTACGCCGCCAGCGCCCCTGGCGTACTTCTCCCACTCCGTCACCACGAAGCCATCCTTGTACAGCGCTTCGGCGACGCCCCAGCCCCGGTCAGCATCGTACACCAGAACGCAGTCGTGACAGCCCCACGTCTTTGGAATGGCGCGGCGGATGCCGTACCCGAATACGCCGCGCGACCGGACATGCACGATGTCGCCCAGGCCACCGCCAAACTCGGCTGGGTAGTGCATCCTCACTAGTCACCGCCGCCCGTGGCCGCCGGAATGATGGTCGTGGTTTCAACCGCCCTGAGCACCGCTGTCGGCGTCGTAACCACCGGGGCCGCTGTGGTGACGGCGGGCAGAGCGCCCGGAATGGCCGCAGACACGGCCGCGCTCACGGCCTGGGCGACAATGCCCTGAAGCAAGGCAGCTTGGGCCTGCATCGCCGCCACGTTGGCGTTGCTGGTGTAGTTCTGCACCAAGATCGTCGTGCCGTCAGGATTCCGGTACTCGATCCCGGGACTACCAATGGTCACGTCCTTCGGTTGCATGATGTTCGCGACGCCCGGGATGCTCACACCCGCCGTCGTGCACCCGCATGCCAGCATGAGCATGAGCCAGGCCAGCATCATCACCGCGAAGTCCAAGAAGTCCCGCATTGCTCTCTGCATGTTCCGTCTCCTTTTGCTTTCGCCTTGCGTTTCCGTCACCCGAAAATCATCACCTGCGGGGTATAGCCGCCGGCAACCGCCTCCGTGATCGACAGGTACGGGTCTTTGTCCGTGCCGGTCTGATCGGAGTAATATCCGCCCACTTGATAACTTCCGACGGGGGCAGAGTCAGCTACGTCCTTTGCTGACTCTCTACAACAGACCTTCGTTGTGCCACTGATGTTAATATCCGAGACGCCAGTGGCATTGAAGTTTATTCCATTGTACCCAGCGGTGGACCATGCCCCAGAAGTTCCGTAACTCGCCCCCGTTAAAGAGTCAAAATCGACTGTGGTTAGGCTATCTTGCTGAGTCCCTTTTTGGGCATCCATGGTTGAACCATCGAAAACATACCCATAGATGTAAAGTGATGCGGAGTCGGGGAATACAACGGCATCCGTGCTGAAGTATAAGAACGACCGTGTAATGTAATAGGTGCTGCCTGAAATTCTTGCCTCAACGAAACTGGCGTTGTTCGAAACTGTGGTTGACGTGTACCATCCACTTGTTCCGGCGCGGCAAGTTGCCCAGTCGTTGTTCTGGTTTGTAACGTACCCATCGGCCGTCGTGCTGTAGTACGTATCCGCGTCCACCAAGAACCCGGCCGGCAGCAGTCCGTCCGTGACCGCCTTCGCGAACTCCTCCGTCGAGTCCTTGACGTACAGGTAGCTGTCGCCGTCCTTGACCAGCGAGTGACGCACCAACCCGCGAATAGGCTCGTAATCGCGGTCGCGCACCGGCTCTTGCGTCTTGGGGTCGCACACCGCAGGTTCCCGAATCCTGAACCTGAACCCGCCGTCGATGGTCGAGAACAGCCAGAACTCGCCGTACTGCTCTACCACGCGCAGCCCGGTCAGGTGCAGCCGGAAGATGATGCGGAACTCGCGGCAGTCCTTGGCCGGTGCTATCAGCATCCGGCAGCGCTGGCGATGCCGCCAGACCGCGATGTTCGCAGGCTGGACCTTCCCGTCCTTGCCGTCGAACTCAGCCGCCTCAAACGACCACTCCATCTGCTCCGTGCCGGTCTGGTTGAAGTCCGGGCGCAGGCCCAGGAACTTCTCGGCGCTCCCGTCCAGGCGTCGGCCGACAGATACGACGCTGGCCGTATTGACACGCGACTGCCCGACGCCGGTCATCACGTCCTGGACGCGCCCCAGGTCGATCCAGTCCAGCCCGCCGACGCCCATATAACCAATCGGATTGTGCGGCCCCCGGCAGTGCAGGAGTCCGCGTCTCGGGCTACAGGTTGTGCGGCTGATGAGTTGCACGGTCATCCTCAGTCGTAGGTAAACTGAATCTCAAACGCGAACCACTTCATGGCCGCATCCGGCGCGGCCCCGAAGCTCCAATAAAGGCACTTGCCCGCCGCCACGGTTGCATCGTCGAACCCGCTGGTAATTGTGCGGTATCCGTCCAACGTGTCGCACACGTCCACCACGGCGGCGTTTGCGAGACCTATCAGGTTGTCGGCCCACTTGAGGTCAAGGTCCAACTCCGTCGTCGGGTTCGCGTCGCACCAGACCTTGATTGACGTGATCGTGATCGCCGCGTCGATCGCAATCCAGATCGGGACAATCGTGTCCACGTTAGTGTGGTAGCCGTTCGGGTCCGTCACGACGCCGCGCAGTATCCGGGTCAGGCGCGTCTCCAGTTTGACGTTGCCCGAGTTGCCGATGTACACCTCATTCGTGTCGGTGCACAGTCCGATCTCGCCGGCCCCGAGTGCGGGCAGGTTGGCTTTCGTTCCGCGTTTGACTTGGAGTGTGTTCGCCACGTGCTACTCCTTGCCGCGCTTGCGGCGACGGCTCAGCAGTTCTGCCATCTCGCCCGTGAGCCGGTCGCACTCGGCGGCGAGCGCCGCAGTCCGCGTGCGTTCCTCGCATAACAGAGCCTCTGCGCTCAGGCGTTGCTGGTCCTGCCAGTCGAGCTTCTTCGCCAGTTCGGCGTTGCGCTTGAGCAGTTCGTCACGCTCGTGGGCGAGTTTTTCGCGCAGCGCGGGTTCCGCGGCCGCCGTGGCGCGCGCAGCGTCGAGCTCCGTCCTGGCTTGCGCCAGTGCCGCGCGCAGATTGGCAAGCTGCTTGCCGGTCCCGATCTTCTCGACCGCCGCGACTCCGAGCGCAAAGACCAGGTCGTCGGTATCGACCAAGGCCGCGGCTGCCGGCGCGGTCGCCGGCGCGCCGGGCGTGGTGAAGGATGCTTCCTGCATGGTGGCTGCCTCCTAATCAGACTCAGACGGGGAATGCGCCGCAGTCGATGGTGCTGCCGCTGTGCAGGAGCGTGCTGCCACCCGCGCCATGCACGCCGGTCGTGGCGACTGCGTGATCGTAGAACGCGTTGCTGGTCGGGGCCTTGCCGGTCTCCGCGTCCGTCCCCCCAGCCGTGTCGTCCAGGTACGTCGTCCCGAACGCGACAAACTCCAGGGCGGCCGCGCCGCTGTTGACGCGGACAACCTTTCCGCCTGCGCTGGTGAAGTTGGCCGGGGTGTCGGTGAGGCCGACGAAGGTTGTCGCACCGGCCGATATTGGCAGGTCGGAGAACGTGATGTTGTGCGTGCCCGGCGTGGCCGCTTCCGGCTCGTTGGTGCAGACGTACACCTTGCCGGCATTTGCCGTCCCCCCCGTGACGGGCACAAACGAATGCGGGATCTCGCTGGCCGCGTCAAAGTCCGTTGCGCGCGTCCAGGCCCCGGAGCCCGACACGTAGATGCCGTTCTCTTTCGCGTCGGCCTGGTTCTTGACTAGGACGCGGTCCGCGGACGTCAGCACGCCGTCGATGGTCTGCTCGCCAGAGAGCGACGCGATGTTGGCGGTGGAGGCACAGGCGACGGCCGTTTTGGGCTGCAAGCCCACCGCTACCGCGTCCACGTACGCCTTGGTCGCGGCGTCCTGGGCGGAAGCCGGGTCCGCCACGCCGGTGAGCTTCTGGGAGTTGAGCGCAAAGTCCGCACCGGCCTGGCCGGACAGGATGGCCAGGATCTCGGCGCCGGTCAGGGCCGCGATGTTGCCGCCGGTTTTGCGGCCGACCACGCGCTGCTCGTCGATCTGTAGCGCGGCCGGGGTGTTGTCCGCGGTGGCGGCGAGGATCGTTTGCGCGTTGAACTCATGCCACATTACCGCTTGGTGGTTGGTCGTGCCGTCGCCCACGAACAGTTCTTTTGTATCCGTGGCAAAGCCGGGCTCACCGGCCGCCAGGGTGGTGAGGTTGGTCTTGAGCCCGCGCTTGATTTGCAGTGTGTTTGCCATAGTCTTTCTCCTTGGTTGGTTAGAAGCTGCCGAAATCGTGTCCGTGTGAACTGGCCGCGGCGCCCACGTCGGCCGCGGACAGCGCCGTGCCATTGATCTTGTACGCCTGGTCGGAGGGAATATTCACACTCCCGTCGTCGTCGATAGTGGCCAAACTGCCTTGTGGCGCGTATCCGGCCGGGCCGTCCTCGCGCAGGATGGCGTTGTCGGTTGACGGGGTAGGCATGGCGTGAGACACATACCAGTACGTTCCGTCGCACACGAGCCCCACGGCCAAACCCATAGGCAGGTAGTAGTAGGCGGATCCCTGGCCCTGCAGATAGATGTTTCCGCCCGATTCGAGGTGGCCGAACCGTGCCCAACTGCCGCCGGTGCGATACACCGTGATGCGCCGGCCAGCCGTGGCCGGAGTAATGGTAATGATCGGTAGTGTAGGATTATCGAAGAAGTACACATCCGTGGCAGCGCTAAGGGTCCAGACGGCGGCCGCGACACTGGCTTTCTGGGCGGCGGCGTTGTGGTCGTGTCCGGCCGCCGCGGCGCCCACGTCGGCCGCGCTCGGCATGGCGTGCACGTGATCTCGCCGCGACGCGACGACCGCCGTCCCTGGCCCGGCCGTCCCCAGTGCTGCCGGGTTCGTGCTGTCGAACATGGCCTTGTTCGTGTAGGCGGTTTCGCCATTGGCGATACCCACAACATTGATCACGCCCGCGGCCGGGGCTGTTGCCTTGACCGCCAGGCCGTGGCCGCTGGTGCTCGCGTTCAGGTCGGTATTGTCGTCGGCGGCGGCCAGGTCGTCAATCTTCGGGTTGGTGATGGCGTGCTTGTGGTCACTGCGGCTGGCGGTCGCCGCCGCGCCTACGTCCGCGGCCCCGCCCAAGGTCTCCGGGGTCCCGGTCAGGTCCGCCACAGCGAGTGTGCCCGCGACGGTGGCCCACGTGCCGTCGTCTTTCAGGAACTTCCCCGCCGGCGTGCCGGTGGCCGGCACGCCGCCTTTCTTGGCCGCGGACAGGGCCGGCAGCCGGTCCCCGTCCAGCGTGCCGCTGGTGATGGCGCTGCCCGCGTGGGCATGGTTGCCGGCCGCCACGTTCCCGGATCCGGTGCCGACATCCTTTGTTGCCGCGTTGCCGAGGCCCAGATTGGTCCGGGCCGTGGCCGCCGTCGACGCGCCCGTACCGCCGTTTGCCACGGCCAGGTCAGTCCCGGACCAGTCGCCGTTGTTTACCGTGGACTTGGTTGCCAGGGCGCCCTGGCCGGTGACCGCGTCCGCCTCGTCCACCACGCCGTCGTCGTTCGTGTCGTAAACGCTCTTGACCATGTCGCCCAACTCGTGCAACTGGTCGGCCATGCTGATCAACACCGGGTCCCCGTACGCGTCGAACCCGACCAGGTGCGAGGCGCGCACCGACGCCGGCGGGAAGTTGAACGCGTCGTCAGGGTCCAGCACGCCGATACGCCGGGCCAGTTCCGATCGGTGCTCTTGCAGCCGCCGCGCGAACGCGTCGAACTGCGCTTCCAGCCCCTCGACGTCCAGGAGGTTCGCTTCGGCCAGGGGCACTTCCTGCGTGATGTCCGGGCGCCGGGCCACGATCAGGCGCGTTGGCTCGGTCGGCCACGGGTTGTCTGCCGTGACCGTGTACGTGCCGCCTACTTCGGTTTCTTCCCAGTCCCCGATCGTCGCAACCTCGCCGGTTCCCGTGTTCAGCGCCTGGACCAGGAGGTCTGTCTCCTCGTGCGGCCAGGTGAATGACGCGGTCAGTTCCGCGCCGGTGCCGGCGTTCCCGACCGCGATGCTGTATTCCGTGCTGCCGACTGTCATGGGTGCCTCACTCAGCTATCCGGTTCTCATACAGCTTGCTGGCGTCCTTGTAGACCCCTGACCATTTGCGGCCCCAACGGTCTGCGTCCTCAACCGCCTGGTCCCAGTCGAAATCGTAGGTAAGGTGATTGACCATGTCGGTAGCGTTCAGCAGTCCGCGGACCGTCCAGTCTCCCGGGACTATGCTGCCGTACGGCGGCTTCCCCGCGATGATCCCGGCGATGAGCGTTTCCGTCAGCCCGCCGAACACGACCATGCCGCCGATTGGGCCACCGATGATTGTTGGCAGCACGATTTTCCACCACTCGTCGTCGCGGTCGTCGCCAAACAGCGCTTTGGCTGCCAGATTCACGCCGCCGAGTGCGAGGGGGCAAAGCAGGTGATTCACGGTGATGGTGTTCAGCGCCTGGCGGCGCGCGCCCGGTCGCCCGGCCAACGCCTCTTTCAGGGACACGTATTCGAATGCGTACATCAGTGCTTGGTTTTGCAGAAATATCCCGAAGTACCGTCCAAACTGTCCGCCGCGTCTGGACCACTCTGGGCGGACGCTCGGGTCCGTGCCCTGCTGCGTCAGGTTCACGATGTGGAACAGCCGCGTCAACGCCGCCTCGCGCGCCGGCGCCTCGGTCATGCCCATGCCGATCGCGGTCGCATACGCGTCCCGGTAGATGCCCTGTCCCACCGCGAGTGTTGCGAGTTGGTCGCCGAACGCTGGCACGACCATGCCCTTCTTCAGGATCGCCATGAACCGGTTCATGGTCGGTGTGGCCAGCGCATTGGCCAACAGGTCGTTGGGGCCATTCCAGTAGCGGTTCTTGAACTGGTCGCTGTCGCGGATGGTCCGGATCGCGTCCCACGCCGCGGAGGACGGCAGGTCAGCCATGTACTTGGCCACGTTCACGAGCCCGATCTTGTGCCCGAACTGCAAGACACCCGTTGCCTGGCTTCCGGCACTTGCGATGCGGAAGCTCAAGTAGTTGAGCGCCGTGAAACTGGCGAGCCAGTCCATGGCCGCCATGCGGTAGCCCGACCGGAACCCGCCGTTCAGGATGTCTGTCCACTGCCCGCGGAATGCGTCGAGCAGGCCCTTGCCGTGCAACCGTTCAATGGCCGCGTTTACGTCCTCAGTGCCGAAGATGCCGCGCAGGTCGCGCCCGAACTCGCCGAACCCGATCAGGTGCGTGGTGTCTCCCATTCGCCGGTCGAACATGTCCAGAACGCCGTGGGTCTCGTCCACGTCGTAGCCGTGCTGAACGCGCGATGCCAGCGCGCCTGGCAGGATGGGCGAATCGTGGATTACAGTTTCCGGGCCCTGCTGCGGTCGCCAGACCTGCATCGGCATGTAGAGCGCATCCGGAGACACCACGGGCAGCCCGGTCAGCGTCTCGGCCACGTCGCTTACCTCACCGCGCGTCTGCTCGTAGAACTCGCGCATCCAGTTCAGGAGCGCCAAATCCTGCGGCGGCAAGGCGCGTTTCAGGGCTTGGACGTAATTTTTATTCCGCCCCCATGCCAGTGCCGGCTTCCGGTATATCAACTGCTCGCAGTACGCCACGACCTGCAGCGCCTCCTGCCGCGACAGGTTGCGCGGGCTCAGTTCGTTGCGGCTGAACGCGGCAAGTTCCGGACGCGCCATGCGCAGTTCGCGCTTGGCGCGCCACGCCGGCATGCCGTAGATGCCCTCCAACGCCTTGTCCAGTTTGCCGGACCATTCGCGTTGCAGCGTGGTCTTGCGGTCCAGGCAATGCTGATTCCGCTGCCCGAGCCGTTCCGAAAGCGCCTTCAGGTCCGCGTGCGCCGCGTCGGTCGCATACTCTCCGATCAGCCGCAACCGGTGCCAGAAGTCCAACGGCGCGGCCAGCTCGCGTTTCACCGTGCGCCAGAAGTCGCCAATGTCCTTTACCGGCTTCGCCGGCTGCAGTGCGGCCAGCACCGCGTTGCGGTCGCCGGCAATCCGCGCCTGCAGTGCCTCTTCGGCGCGCTCGATGGCTTTCATGCCGCCTTTGATAGCGTAGGTGATGTCATCCAGGGCACCGGCAAGCTGCGTCTCGGTCTTGTGCCTCAGCGCTCCATACTGGCCGTGCGCCATGTTGGCCAGCAGCATCAAGCTTTCCGTGTCGCGTTGCCGGTACCACGGGTCGGACTTGAACTCCGGTATCCAGGATTCCAGTTTGGCACGCCACGCCTTGGCCGCGGTCGGGTTAGTCCGGGCTGGGTGCGTCGGCTCATTCATGACCTCAGCCAGCTTGACCAGGCGTTCTTCAACGGTGGCCAGACCAAGGTCGTACACGCTCTTGATGGCTCTGACGCAGCGCCGGGCCGCCGGGTGGATGTCGCGCGCGGTCAGTTCCTTGCGTGTCGCGACCGGCCCCCGCAGCGCCTTCAGGCTCAACACCCGGTCGATCTTATGCAGCAGTTCCGCCTTGGTCTCGCGCACTCTGCCCTCGTGGATCATGCCCAGAATGCGGCCGGTCTCGCGCTCGATGTAGGCCACGCCTGGCGGCCAGGCGCGGTTGCGCAGTTCGCGCACCGAGACCAGGACCTGTTCGCGGATGCGGCTGGGCAGGATCTTGCGCGCCGTCTCGCCCAGCAGTGCGACCATGCTCCGGGCGTACTCCGCGCGCCATACCGGGTCGGTTTCCGGCTTGGTCTTCCGCGCCGTGAAGTGTCCTTCCGCGATGAGTTTGTCCAGGCACGCCTGGCGGATGGCGGGTGCGAACGTCGCCACGTCGGCCGGGGCGTCGCCTTTGACCAGGGCGGCCGGCGTCACGCCGATGGCCGTCAGTTCGTCGCGGTCGAGGCCAGACCGGGCCGCTACGGCCTGGGCGGATGCCTTCTGCCGGTCAGCGGCAAGTTCAGACTTGGCCTGAGCCAGGCGTTCCGCCCAGCCAACGGACGTCTGGTATACCTCTTCCTCGATGCGCTTCAGCTTCCGCAGGTGCGCGGCGCTATGCTCCAGGGCGGCATGCAGGTCCGGGTCGTTCGAAATCTGGCGCTTGTCCAGGACCCCATGCGCGTGCAGCTTCATCGCCTCGTTGAGGATCTCGGGCGCCTTGGCCTCGAGCCCCCACGGCTTGGCCATGGCGCGCACGCCGGCTTCCCGCACCTTCTGACCCTTGTGCAGCATCCCGGCCAGCACGATCACCAGGTTCTGTTCCTGGCGTTCCGTGTCGCGGGGCGGGGCCGGGGCGCGGGATGCGGATTCTCTTGGCCACAATGGTTCGGTGCTGGCCAGTTCTCCAGTAGCGCGGCGCTTCATTTCCTCGCGGAACTGCATCGAGTGGTTGTAGTCGAGCCGGTTGGTCATGCTCGAACGGCGGCCCTCGATGATCGGTATCGCCTCGGCCAGCCCGCGGCCTTCGCCGCGTTGCAGGTCCGGTTGATCGCGTTCGCGGTCGACGCGCGAAACCGCCTGCTCAACAGTGTGGCTCGATCGGGCGATGTTCGCCGCGCGGCGAAGTCCAATCGCTGTGTGTGGGGGCAGGTCGGTGTAATACCATGCCAGCCGCTCAACCTCGGCGGCTATGGTGTGCAGCCAGAACGCGGCGCGGTCCAGGTGCCCTATTTCGGCGAGCGCTTCCGGCGAGGCGTTTGGTGGGACAACGCGGCTGGCCGATTCAGTTCCCACGTCGGCGGCGGTCCGCCGTCCAGTTGCAGGCTGTTCGGGAACGGCGACGGCATTCCCGGCTTCAGCGTCACCCCGGACGGGGGCAGCGGGTACACTGTCCTGGTCGGTGCGCGGCGCGGCTTCATGTGGATACTCTACACCATCAACGCGGGAAGCGGCGGCCGGTGACAACTCGGCTTGTTCGTCCACCACGGCGGCCGTGCCCTGGTCCAGTGCGGACAGTACGTCGGCGGCGGTCCGGAATCCCAGCCCGCGCAGCCAGTTCCCGAGCGCCCGGAACAGGCTCCAGACCTTGTCCAGGATGGTGCGCTCGGTCTCGGGCAGTTCGGCCCACGCGTGCGCGTACGCTTCCTCGGCCTTCTTCGCGTCCGACACGTTCGGGTACAGCGCGTCGATGTCGTGCTTGTCGCGCCACTCCTGGTCCTTCTGCTTCAGGATCGCCAGTTCGGCTTCGGTCAACACGCCGCGCTCAAACAGGCCGTGGAAGATTTCTTCCCGCGCCACGCGCAACGGGTTCCGGCTCTGCATCGAAACATGGATCACGCCGTCGCGCCACAGTCCCCAAGCCGCTTCGCCAGTCCGGGTCTGCAACAGGTCGTCGGACAGTGCCACGCGCACGCCGGCCAGCGCCGGGAACTTGGCGACCTCCGCGTGCAAGCGCGCCTGCAGGTCCGCGCGGTCCGCCGTGGACACGGTTTGGCTGGCGGTTGCGGACTCCGCAGCGCTGAACGCTTCTTCCGGCAACAGGTCTTCCTGCTCGGCCCGCAGGATGTCCAGTTGCGTGCGTGCGAGCTTGCGGTAACTCGCGGCCGTGAGGGGCTTGCCAGCCTTGGCGCGCGACGGCAGTTTCGTGCTGGCCCACTCGCGCGCCCTGGTCGTTTCCTCGGGCGTAGATTGACCGGGCAGCAAGTGCGCGACGTCGGTCACCGTCTGGCTTGGGCCCCATACGTCCACCGCGCCGTCCGGGCTGGCGGCCAGGATGCCGCCGTCCTCGTGCCGCTCGAGCACCAGGAACACCGTGCCCCCGCCATCCGTGAACCGCTCGCCTACCATAAGGCTGTCGGCCCGGATCAGGCCGGGTTCCTTGGCTGCGAGGCGTTCGAAGAACTGCCGCTGGCCGGTGTCGCCGTACAGCTTGGTCACGACCTCGACCACGTCAGAGTCCGCGCTAATACCAAGGCTTGGGTACCGCCGTGCCAGCATGCCGGCCGCCGCGTCCCAGCCCTGCGCGGTTGGCTCGTCCGTGATGCGCGCCTCAATGGCGCGGCCAGCCGGGCCGGATTCCGGTCCGATCACGCCGGCGTTGCGGAGTTCGCGCATCTCCTCGTCGCCGACCCGCACGCGCGGTGCGTCACCCCGAGCCAGTTCCAGCGGATCATCGTCCGGGTACCGGCGCTTGTTCTTCCGCTTCTTAACCGGGGCGGAGGGGGGTGCGACAGTTTGTGGCGCAGGTGTGGCAGGCTCGACCTGTGGAGCAGCGTCCGGCGCCGGCGCTTCCGGTCCGGGCTCCTGGGCAAGGGCCGCCACGCGCTGTTCCGGAGTGGGGTCGGCCTCGCGCCACTCCGCCGCCGCGGTCGCGGCCTCGGTTGCGGTCTCCGCCTCGATCGTCGCGCGCGCCTGGGCCAGCGCCGGGTCTGCCGTGTCGGCCAGTTCCCGGGCCATTTCCTTAACCGCGCTGGCCTCGTCAATGCGCTGGTACAGATGGTCCATCTCCGCTTGGCCGGCGGCACGCAGGATGTTCCATTTCTGCGCCGTGCTGTCAGTTTCCGCCATGCTTCCGGACAGGGCCACCAGCTCCGGGTCGTCGCTGGTTTGCATGGCGCGTTCGGCGGTGTGGATGGCCGCGTCCATTTCGGCCAGGCTCTCCGCGGTGGTCACGTGCGCGACAGCGCCCACGACAGGGCTCCACAGCGACATAAGCAGCGTGGCCATGGCCGTATCGAACTGTGCCGGGTCGCCACTGAAGAAGCCGTGGTACACCCGCTTAGAGTCCATCAGGTTCGTGTCCACGGCCACACCCGTAAGCGCTTCGGCCATGGCGTCATTCTGTAACGCGTCCTGCGTGTGCTCCTGGTGCTGCTCGGTGTACATACTGGCCAGCAGTTCCGCCGCCGCGGCCGTCTTTGGGAATCTTGCGCCCTCGCGCATCAGCGTCTTGGCTGCGAGCCCGCCGAACGCCAGACTTGCCGTGTTCGTGATGACGTTCAGCTCCATGTTGCGCCACCACACCGACGACGCCAGGCGCGCCGCGGCGTTGGCGTCCGCGTCGAGCATGTGCCGGTAGTACATCAGGCTGTCTTTCCCGCCGGCGGCCCAGATGGCGTTCTGGCGGTCCGTGGGCAGGCGTTCGAACGCCTCAAGTACAGCCTCGGCGCGTTCGCGGGCGGCCGTGATGTCCGTGTACGTCTGTTCCGCTTCCATGCCAGCTTCGGCCACACTCAGCGCTCCACTCGGCAGCAGCAACGCACCGGCTTTCTCCTGCCAACTCGCCTTCATCAGTCGTCCCACGACCGGCAGCCGCGCCAGCAGCACGGGCGCGGTGACCTCGCCCAAGGCAGCCATGGCGGCGCTTTCGTAAGCGAACATGACAAGGTTGCCAACGCCCTGTCCGCCAATGGTGGCCCACCATGCCGCGCTGCCAAACTGGTTTCCGGATTCGCGCGCGTGCTGCAGTTCCTCGGCCTGGGCCTGGCCTGGGGCAGCCATGCGCTGGGCGCTCTGCGCGTACTTATCCAGGTTGCCGGCCGTGCGGTACAGCCCGGCCTTGCGTGCATACCAGGCCATCATCTGCGGTGACTGGACGTCGAACGATTCCATGGCGGAGCGGCCGAACGTTGCACCGCTGCCGGTCGCGTCACGGGCCGGCATGACCGGGTCCATGAACCAGCCGCCGATGGTGTGCCACATACCCAAGTAATGGTCGCGGAAGCTGACGTCTCGCGTCTCGTTCTCGGCGGCACGGCGCCAGTAGTCCGGGGCTTCGCCCATCTGCCCGCGCATACGCCGTTCCGTCTCCTGGATCTCGCGCGGGTGCTCGGTGCGGATCATGCCCGCTAGCCAGTCGTCAAACCAGCCGCCGGACTCAGGCGCCGGGGTCGCCTTCTTCCGTGGCTCCAATAGGTAATCGTCCTGCGCCCTGAACCACAGCGCGCGGTCGTAGGCCTCCTCGTCGGTGATCGGCCGGCCCCAGAAGTGGTCCCGGTAGAAGTCGTAATTTCGCTGGACGTCGGCCGGATCGCGCTGGAAGCGTTCGGCCAGGAACCAGCCCAGTGCATACCGTCGCTTGGCCGTCTTCTCGTCCTCGGCCAGGCCGGGCAGCGCGGCGCGCTCCTCGGGCGACAGCATGCCGGCCCAGACGCGGTCCGTGTTCACGCGCACCGCCGGGCTGGGCGGGGCCGGGCTCATGCTGTGGGTTGGCGTCGGGATGTTCATTTACGCGGGGATGGCCACGGGTTGTCTTGGGGGAATATCGATGTCTCGTAAATGTCCACGCCGCCAGCCTGACTGGCCGCACTGGCGCCGGCAGTGACGGCGGGCGGGATCTCCACGCCCCAGCTCTGCAGGGCGAGTTGTGCCAGCGCGGCGAATGGCGTTGTCCCGACCAGGTCGCGGACCCACTGGCGCGCCTCGGCCGGGCTCGCGTTCGGGTTCTTGCTGAACCACACCTTGAACTCGTCGTTTAGGCGGTTGTAAGCCGCGTCCTGGCGTCCCCACTTGGCCGCCAGCGTGGCGCGGACCTGCGCGCTGATCTTGCGCTGTTCGCTCTCGGTGCGGTTGCGCATACTGGCGAGCGCCACCGCCTCGGCGGCGGACAGTTCCGCCTGACGAAGCGAGTCGGTGACGTCTTTCACTTTGGCTTTCTCGCCCTCGCCCTCGACTACGAACCGCCGGTTTCCGAGCAGGCCCACCCCGGAATAGAACTCAATGGCATCGTGACCGGCCTTGACGGTCGCGTTCTGTTCTTTCGCCTGTCCGGTCTTGCGCGCCTGCTCAATCTCCAGGTACAGTTCACGCGCCATCTCGGACGTGCGCGGGCCGCCGTCAAAGTGCCGAACCAGGGCGGCCTGCGCCGCCTCGCTTGGGATGTCGCCATTTTCCCAGCCGAACTTCAACGCCCGTACACTCCGCAGGCTGCCGTGGTCGTCAACGGTGGCAACGTGCGCCTCAATCATGCCTCGCCACTGTTCGGCACGCGTGCGGGTAAGCGCCTTGGCCTTCTCGGCGTCGGCAATGTCCTGCATCAGCGTGGGTTTCATGCCGGCTATTGCGGGGGAATCGTTGCGCTTGACCGCCTGGTCGAACCGTTCCATGCTCGCGCCAACCGCGTCCGCCTGATCGGCCAGGGCCTTGTCTTTGGCGGCATTCTGGTCGTTCTTCATCCCCTTGGCGAGGCGGTCGACCATTGCGACGGCATCGGCTTTGTCTTCATCGGTCAGGTATCGGAACTGCGAATCCACGCCGGCATTGATCCGCTCTTTCAGGGTGGCCGCGTGCTGGTCCAGTTCGGCCGGGTCAGTGAACTGTGCATTCCCGAACTGTGCCGTAGCGGTGCGCTTCGCCGTCAGGCTCAGTGCGTGTTGCTGCTCGGCCAGGTACTTGGTGCGCTCGCCGCCCGTCCAATTCTGTGCGTCGGCCAGTGCGGATACCGCACCGTCGAGGCTGGCCAGGTCGCCGTACTGCACTGCCTGGGATATGGCCGTCTGGGCCTTGGCCGTCTGGTCATCGATATCGATCTGGACCTTGCGGCGCTCCATCTCTGCGCCGAACTCGGTCCGCCACCCCATCAGCGCATTGTCGAACTCGGCCAGGCTCTCGGAGCGGCGCAACTGCTTCCGCAGGTCAGCGGCCTTGCCTTCCGCGTCGGCGCGGATGCGGTCCACGTCGGCCGGGTCGCTAACCTGGCTGGCGGCCTGTGCGGCGCGGTGACGGATCGCCATTAGGTTGGTATGGCTGTACGTCAGGTCGCCAGCTACGGCCAGCTTGCGGCGCCGGTCCATCTCGTGCAAGGTCATGCCGGCCGCCATGCCGGCCGCGCCCTGGATTGCCTGTCCCATGGCCGCCTGCCCGCGCGCCACTTCCTGCCCGAACCCGGATCCCAGCATGTTCCCGGCCGCGGCGGTCTCGACGTCCTTGCGCGCGAAGTTGAAGGGGATGGTACCCATGTCACCTGCTCCCCCCGCCGCCAGAACGGCCTTGCATAAGCATGCCGCCCTGAACGAGGCTCATCCCGATCTGGCTGAACCCCTGGATCATGGCCGCCTTGCCTTGCATATGGTACCCATAGGCTTCGTTGTTCGCCTGCGCGCGGATCACGCTGGCCCGGTCCAACAGGTTCAGTTGCTTCTGCCGGCTTTCCAGGTTGCCCTGCTGGGTGTTCCATTCATCCACGCCAGCCTGAGCCACAAGCCAGTCAGACGGTGTCCCGGTCATGAGTACGCCGCTCTTGGCGTACATGGATTCGATTGCGGCCGTCCGCAGTCGCTTGTCCCGGCGTTCCTTGCGTTCCGCGGCCAGGCGGTTCAGCCGTTCCTGCTCAGCCTGGTTCCGGGCCACGGCCGCGTCGTGCGCGCCCTGCGCTTCGGCCGCTTCCGCTGCGGTGTCCGCAGCCTGCTTCTGCGTGTACACGCCGTACCCGCCGACTGAGGCGGATATGATCAGCGCTGCGATGAGTGCCCATTCCATGGTGTGTGCCTCTAGTCGCTCGTCTTTTGGATGCCGACTTCCAGCGCCGCCAGCGTCAACGGCCCGGGCCCGGAGTTGCGCACCGCCACATTGCAGCCTGTCGTGTGCCCGGCAGTGATCTTCGCCTTGTACCGGCCCGTCTCGGGCGGCAGCGCCTCTCCCAGCACAACCGCCGTGGTTGACCATGGCACGTCCTGCCAGGTCGTGCCGTCGTCGGCCGACACCTGCGCGCCGACGGAGTCGACCAGGTACAGCGCCATTTCCGAGACGCGGAACGTGTCCCCGGGTCCAATCCCCGTTTCCGGCCCCTGCGTCGGGTCCGTCGGCTTGACCAGGCTCACGAACGGAATGCCCACGTCGATGCGGTAGAACTCGTCGACCGTGGTGAGTACGTATGCCTCTTCCACCGCGTCGTAGGCTATCGCGTACTCGTCCGTGTCGAGCCGTCGGCCGTCTCCGTACGCCACCAGTTGCGCGCGAATCGTAGATATCGACTGGGTCAGGATGACCTCAGTCACGCCGCCGTTGTCGGCTGCCGTGTGTCGCCAGTCCAGGCACGACGTCCATGGCTGGGTTGCCGGGACTTCGTCTTCGTACTCGCCGCCCGTGTCCAGCACCTCGAGGAATACATGTCCGTTGCGCTCCGTGAGGACAAAGACCTCATCACCGTCCTCGCCCGGGACCACGGCGACCGAGACAAACCCCTGCCCGTACGTGTCGTGCCGTGCCCAGCCGGCCACCAGGTGCTGTTTCTCGTAGGTGAACGACACGAGTACGCCGTCGTCACGCACGGCCCATAGCGTAGCGTACGGGACTCGCTGATATGCCAGTTCACGTATGCCGCCGGCCGTCACGTGGTGGGCCAGGATCGACACGTCCGGCGCCTGGTAGCCGTCCAGTTCATAGCTGTACTCGATGCTCCGCACGGCCTGCCGACCGCGTTGCACGTACAGGACTGCTTCCTGTGTGGCGACGGCCTGAATCGGTGCGCTGCCGATCTCCGAGTGGCGGCGGACCTTGATGTTGCTGCCGCTGATTGCCTTCTCGGCGTCGCGGCCCCCCATGGTCCATTCGCCGCCGTCCGTGCCGATCATCAGTTCCTGCTTGGGGATGAGCCACTGAATCGTTTGCAGGTGGTCGGCGGACACGCTGAACACGATCGGGCTTGTTTCCAGGTTGCCAGGCGCAAAGTTCTCCCAGTCGTTGATCTCGCTGCCCCAGACCGTCTGCGGGTCGCGCGTGGTGCCTGCCACGATCAGGCGTTCGTCAAAGATGCACACGGCGCGCGGGTAGCCGTTTAACGGGCTGAAAGCGCCTTCGGCCCATCGCCAAGTCTGGGCGGCGGCGAACAGAAAGCTCTCCGTGGTGGCCGTGACCGTGTACGTGTCCGTGTAGGCGGTAATCCGGACCCAGGTTGGGCTCGTGCGGGTCACCAGTTCAAGCTTCCAACTGCAGCCGGTTGGATTATTCGTCGGTGCTATGTACTCTTTCATGTACGCGCGGACTAGCGTTCCGCCCTGGTCGATGTCGCGTTCGATCGAGCCGTTGTAGTCCGCGTCATGGCTGCAGATTTGCCCCAGGACGTCCCAGTTCGCGCCGCCGTCCGTGCTCTGTCGAAGTTCGATCGTGCCGCCCCAGCGCCCGCCCTCAGTGGTCAGCCGGACTGTGCCGTACGCTGGAATCGGTGTTGATGCGGCGTCTGTCGCGGCGAACGTGCCTACGCTGGATTGCTCTGGGGTTTCGATCTCGAAACGTATGGCGCCGTTTACCATGTCGGTGCTGAACAGGCTCTGCTCGCTCTTCAGTGTTACTGTTCCGGAGTACGCCAGGCAGGACCGCCAGTACGTTGGGTTCGAGGCTGGCGCCTTGTTTGTGCCGGCCAGAATGGACTCGTAAAATCCGGCCACCGCCTTGGTGATGACCGGGGACCCGGTCAGGGCCTCGCTGTGCTTGTTAACCCATGAGCTATACACGTTGTAGTAGACGCCGCAGTCCAAAAGCACGTAATCGGTTCCCGTGTCGACCGCCACCACTGTCCAAGTCCCGTTGTGGTAGGTCGTGCCGGTTATGATAATGGTGTCACCGGTTGCAAACGCGCTTGCGTCGGCCATGCCGAACTTCGTGTAGTAATGGTTCCGGATCTCGACTGTGCCAGCCCAGCCTGGGTGGGTGTACCTGGTCTGGTAACCGTACACCCAAGCGATGGACGTCAACGTCTGTTGTGTGTCGCCCACCAATACCCGATCGCCTTCCGCGTACGCAGTGCCGCTGTTCCAGACTGCAGGTGAGACGGAAATGGTAGCGGACCTTTCCAGGTTCATAGGCCGCCACGGTCCGCCCGTGAAAATGTGTGCGCTCAAGCTCCAGTCGTCGTCCGCGTGGCGCGCCAGCCGGTACACCGGCACTTCCGGATGCGCCAGCCACATGACGTCATTGGTTTGAGAGACGGCAATCTTGTAGAGGTCCAGCCCCGCCCACGGCGCGTCTGCGATCGTGTCCTTCAACGTTCCGTCCGTGGCGTAAATCTGCAGAGACAGGTCCCCGTCGTCGTCGCAGAATACAATGAGGTACGCTGTGTCCTCGCTGTACTTGAACACGAGCGTCCGCAGCGCCACCGTTGCGCGACTCGGTTCGTACACGTGCGCCAGCACCTTCGTGCCCGCGCGCCGCGTCGCGCCGCCGTACGGGGTCGGCAGCATGTTTTCGAGCGTGCGGCAGCTTGTGCCGTACCGGGCCAGGTCACTGCGCCAATGCAGTTCCGGGGCAATCTCGCCGCCGTTGAATGTGTGTCGGTAGACCGGCATGTCCCCTCCCGGTCAAATCCAACTCATACGCCGTTGCGACCAGCGGTGGCGTCGCGCGCGGTACGTGATGCCCGTTCCGTGCATGGCTGACACACGCCGGGCCTGGGGCAGGATCCGCGCGTCGAACACGGCCCGGAGCGCTTCGGCCGTTTTCACGCCCTGCTCAAGCTTCGGCGCGACCTGGATGGCCAGCGCGTACGCAATGACGTCGAGGAGTTGCGGTCCCCAGTCCCCGACCGCCTCGGAGTATGCCAGGTACCGGAACGTCGGCGCGTTGCTGGGCGTAATGAGGTATTCGCCCTCAATGCGGTACGTGTACCCGTCGATCTCCTCGAGGATTCGCAGGCAGTCTGCCGGCAGTGCGTACATGTACCAGTCGTCGGATGACAGTTCTTCTTCGGGCTCGGTCGGCGCCCACTCGGTAATCAGTTCGGGCCACCGATAAGCCGCCTCGTGCGTGCGCAGCACGCCCGGGAACACGCGGCGCAATGTCGGCGCCGGCTCCGTCGTGCTGTCGATCGAGGATATCGCCGGCTCGCCCAGCAGCGTAAGGGCGAGATTCGAAACCTCGGTAAGGGTAGATGCTTTGTCCATCGCGCGTGCCTCCCTCAGTCTGGGAAGGGCGCCCCGGCCCGTCGCACGGGGCGGCGGGTCGGGGCATTGCCCAGGGGGTCAATCACGCTCAGGAGCCGGCGCCGGTCACGGTGATCTGCAGGCAGCGCAGGTCATCGACCCGCACGCAGCCCGCGAACTCTTCCATGTACGCGACCCAGTGGAAGCGCTGGTCGGCAGACTTGCCGATCTCCTGGATGAAGGGGTCGAACTGGTTCCAGGTCACCCCGAACTCGGTCCAGGCGTAAATGGTCTCGTCCTCGCCTTCGGTCACCTTGAGCGCCGGCACGACCACGGCGTGGGCGCCGTAGATGTCCGGGAGCTGGCCGGTTTCGAGCGTGCGCACGGACGTGATGAAGTCTTTCGACTCCAACTTGTCGCCCGAGTTCATGATCAGCCGCCGTTTGGCGGCCGGGCTCATGGCCACGAACACGCGTTCGTTGGCCGTGTACTGTTCCTCGAACTTCTCGAGGATCAGCGCGAACATGTTCTTCTCGATGTCCTCCACCGCCTCGCCGGTGGTAATGGTGATCTGCTGGCTGGCGGGCATCGAGACGCTGGACAGGGCGCCCAGGTTGCGGCCCCGGCTGACGGTCGCGGCGGACAATGCGGTGAGGACCAGCGCGTCTTCGCCCTTCCACACGCGGGCCATACCGCCCCGGAGCGTGTTGCTCTTCGAGTCCGCGATCTCCGCTATCTCGTTTTCCTTGTTGAAGTGGAAGCCCCAGTCGATGCGGCGCGGCAGGCACAGCGTGCGCTGCTTGTTCATGTTCATGTGCGGGGTCTGCAGGTCAAGCCAGTCGTCAAGGTCGGGGCTCTCGATCTCTTCGTAGCGCTCGCGGTTCTTCGTGGCCGACAGCAGCGTGGTGTCGGCATCGTCGTCCGGGCCGATGGCGTCGAGAAAAACCGCCTCGCCCTTCTTCGATTCGTGCCCGACCAGTTCCTTCAGCAGGCTGCGCTTCTGACTGCCAGCCAGTTCGAGAACCGCGTCCGAGAACGCTTCCTTGTAGTGCTCATTGTACGCCATGGTCCAGGTCTCCTTGCGTGTGCGTTCGCCTCACGTGCCCGTTGGAATCGGATGGGGGGTCTCCGACGGCGTCTCCGGCTGTCGGCCGGGACCGTCATGGCGTTGCTCGTCACGCCTTCGACGGCCTACGCCCCGGGCCGTGTCGCGTTGACACGGGTGTCCTGGACTTCGGCAATGATCTTCGGTCTACGGTCTGCCTCAGACCGGCGCGCCCTGCGCCCGGTGCTTCAGCGTGATCAACTCCATCTTCTTGGCCACGGCGGCGGCGTGCCCGGGGTGGCTATAGTTCTGGTACGCGTCGGACTTCTTCAACTGCGCAATCTGCTCGTCGATGCCGGCCGGGCTCGCGTGCCCCAGCAGTTGGTCTTCGCCCATGGCATTGGCAAAGTCGATCATGGCGCGGATCGTCTTGTAGTCGTTTGCGAGGCCCGCCGCTTTGAACGCGTCACCCAATCCGTACTTGGTCACCACGCCCTTGACCTTGGCCAGTTCCGCGTCCATGCGGTTCCCGAACTCGGCCTGCAGCTTCTCCACCGCCTCGTTGCGCGCCGTCTTCTGGAACTCCTGGGCTCGGGCCAACTCGGCCTGCACGCTGCCCACGTACTGGTTCATCACGCCTTCAAACTGCTTCTGGCTCAGCCCCAGGCCGTGCAGTGCGGTCTGTGTCGCCTTCAACTGCTCCGTGTTCAGGCTCATGCCATCGGGGGGCGCGTACTCGTACTTGTCCGGGCTCTCCGGGCGGCCCAGCGCCTTGTACACCGCGGCCCAGTCTTCCGGCTTGGCGTCTTCGCCGGGCAGTGTCACGCCCTTCTTGCCGATCAGCTTCTGGGCTTCGTTGTAGCTACGGATTAGGTCGGCCGGGCTCTTGAACCCCTTGACCTTGTCGGTGATCAGTTCGGAAGGAATGCCCTTGGCCCAGTCCGGCAGCCCGGCGCCGTCGCCGTTCGTGCCGCCCGCGTCAGGCGCCGGCGTGCCACTGCCCGCAGTGCCGCCACTCGTCAACAGGTCGCCGCCGCCCGCGTCAGGCGCGGTGCTCGGGCTGGCCTGCCCCTGCGTCGGGCTGCTGCCGCTCGGGGCTGGTTGCCCCTGCGTGCCCGCGCCGGTCCCCTGAGATGCGTCGTCCATTGACTGTCTCCTCGATGTACAGGCTTACTACTCTGCGGCCCAGTGCGAACGCGGTCAGACGCTCGCCGTCCTGGCCCGCCACCATGCAGATTCTGTTCAGGCCGCAGTACTTGGCCAGGTCGCGCCGCACGAACATCCCTTCCGGGGTGCCGAACACGGCCCGGTATGCCGCCGTCTTGCTCTCCTCGGCGGCCAATACAGCCGGGTCGAGCTGCACAACCCGCGGCTCTCTCCTGTTGCGGCGTGGCGCCATGCTCGTGCGTCCTCCTACTCCATCCCCGCCATGCCGCTGGCGGCCGCGGCCGCCAGCGCCATCATTGGGGATTCGTCCTGAATCGGCTTGGTGATATCGACCGGCGCAATCTTGTCGGCCAGCAGTTGCCGCTGTTGTGCCTGTGCCTGTGCCTGCGCCATTTGCTTCCGGTGCTTCTCAACCTCGCGCGTGGTCCGGATCAGCGTGGCGGGAACGTTGTCGTTCTGGGCCAGGCGCTTGATGATCTGGTCAATGTCGACCAGGGCGGTAAGCGCCGGCGCGGCGCTCACGATCTGCACTGCCTGACCCGCCTCGGCCAGGAACTTCAGCATGTTCCGGTTCTCGGTCTCGCTCAACCGCGCATCGAGGCGGCTGGTGTAGACCACGTCGTATTGACTGCCGCGTAGGACCGCCGGCGGGTCGGGCAACAGCCCGGCGTGGCCCAAGAGTGTCACTACGCGTTCAATCACCGGCTGGTACAGTTCGCTCTGCAGCCGGCTTACCACGGGCGCAATCGCCTGGATCTTCTCGCCGACACGTTCCGCAACTTCGGTCGCGGTCATGTTCTTGCCGCCGGCCGCGGCCTGGAACATCTGAAACAGGTCGACCATGAACATCTGTTCGATCGCCGTGTCCTTGCGGGTGATGAAATCCATCCCCACTTGCGTGTCGCCGCCGGCCTTGTACATCACCGGGCTGCCACCGCGGGTCGGATCGTAAACGTTGATTGCGCCGGGCCGCAGGTCGGTCCGCTCCATGCCTTCGACGTCAGGCAGGAATACGGGCGGGACCACGGCCATTTCGACCGCGTCAATCCAGTCCTCTGAGGCGCGCGAGACCATGCGCAGGTCGGGCAGGGCGGACATTGCCGGACTGCGGCCGTACACTTCGCCGTCGAGCTTGCTGAACCGTGGCGCGGCAAACGGGAACTCTTCAAACCCGCTTTCGCTGACGATCGTTTCGGCCTTGCGCTCGATGTAGAGCGACGCGTACGGCATGGCCCGCGCGCCTTTGGCGCCAGTGGCTACGCTCTCACGCGGGCCGACGTAGTGCACGAACGGGTACTTGTCCTGGGCGGTCTGCGGGTTTGACGCGGCCCTGCGGACTTCGCTCGATACGCTCTTCGGGAACTTCCGTACCGCCTGCGTGGCGGTCAACCAGAACTGGCGGTACAGCGTATCAATGCGCCCTTCCAGCCCTTCGGCCAGGTACACGTTGCGCACGCTGTGGTGTTGGAAGCTCAGCCTGGCCCCGTCGGTCAGTTCCGAGAACATTACGCCGGTCCCGAACACCACGAACGCCACGTGCAGTTCGTGCACTTCCAAGGAGAAGTTGCTGTTCTGCAGCGCTTTCAGCGATCGGTCGCTGACAGCGTCCCAGTACGCTTTGACCTCCTCATGGTCGTTCAGCTTCTCGTCGCGGGAACGCAGCCGGAACCACTGCTGACCGCTGCTGATCGTGTTGGAGTACAGGCCGCTCGCGAGGAGCTGCGCGCATCGGATCCCGATTGAGTCGACCGGCCCGATGTACTCGCGCCCCTCCTGCACCGGCTGGTTACGCTGCCCGATCGCCTGTTCGGGCGGCATGCAGTACTCGGCACACTCGCGGTACAGACCGTCGAACGACGCGCGGTCGCTCTCCAGTTTCCCGAATGCTTCCAGGATGTCTTTGGCGTTTGCCATGCGCGTCCTGCCTTGTGTCCAGCAAAAAGGGCCGTACGCGGATGCGGCCCCGCACGGCCCTGGCTATCGCCTGCCGCCCGGGTAGCTACTCCCGGACGGTCCTGCTGGATTGGGTTACGGCTCGATCAGTCTCCCAGAAGCGTCTTACCAGTTGCTGGTTGTGCCGGGTTCACAAGAAACGTCTTCTCGCGGCTGAACCGCTTGGCCAACCGCCGGCGCTCGCGTTCCTGCGCCGCCCGGACATCTTCGCTTTCGGCCTGCACAGCCGGGGCGGCCGGCGGCGGCGGGGCTGGGACACTCGCTGATTTGGATTTGCCCATAGTACTGCTCTCCAACTCGATGCGTCGCACAGCCCAGTAACCCAGCGAACTTCGCAACCTCCGAACGAGTTGTAAGAATGTACACCACGGACAGGCCGCTTGTCAATAGTGGGCCTTGTAGAAATGTCCGGCCAGCCTCCACCGCGGCCCACATTGACACGTGCGGCAACCGCACGAAATGCAGGTACGGACCGCCGTACGTCCACTGCACCAGCGCCAGCCCGCCCAGCCGGCCGGACGCACGATCGAACGCGAGCCACGTCCAGCACGAGCGTGCCGCCCAGTCGGCCCATAGCCACACGTCCGCCGACTCCGGGACTTGTATCAACTGGCGCCAGTCCAGAACCGCCGCCACGTCCAAGTACACGCCGGCTAATACCGCCCGGTCCGTCTCCATTCTCCATGCGTACGTCATGCGTTTCCATGCCAGTTTCTGCGTTATCAGGTCAAAGCCGCCTGTCAATCAATGGTTGGCAGAACCGAAGTCGATCTCTTTCGTGCCGACCACGTAGTTGTGTCCGTCGGCAAAGCGCACGGTCGCCGTGGTGCCGTCAGACCAGACCCACAACACGCGACACTCTACGATGCGGCCGTCAACATCGAGGGAACCAATCCTGCCAACCAGGGGATGCGGCCGACCGGCGGTTTTGCCACGGCGCGTGAAGTTTGCCCTTACCAGTGTTGCGCTCGTTCGCATGGTTAGTCTCCCGCCGGCGGCTGATCCCCGGTGTTCCGAGAACTGGCGCCTGCTGCCGACGGAGTACCGCGGCGTAAAGCAGCGGTGGCGCGGACGTTCCGGTGGAACCGGATCTTGATTTGGACGGTGCGCAGGTCCACCCACTTGCCGCCGCGCGCCAGGATGCGAAACTGCACGTCGTGGGCCAGGCCGCAGTCACAACAGGAGAGGCGGTAGTTCGTCGTGCGCGGCGTTATCCAGGGCGTCCAGCCGTTCGCACCTTCGATCATTCGTTTGTGTCGCATGGGCTTACCTCTTATTGCGGCGACTCGTAACCCTGGTCTGCCCCGTGCGCCTGTGGTGCCGGCGGCGGTGGCGCCACGGTCAGGCCTGCGTGTCGAGCCCGGATTCTGTCCCGCAGCGCGGCCACGTCCATGTTGCCGCGGATGGCCGGGTCTTCGTCGAAGTCCGTTTCGATCAGCCACGCCAGTACGGCGCACGTGTCCGGGTACTCGGCCAGCCACCGGTACGCCTGGGCAATGCGGGAACGCAACCGTTGTTCGCGGTACGCCGCCTCTTCCAGTTTACGCACGCGCTTGGACCATTGCAGGGTGATCATGTCGCGCCCCTTGCTTTTGTCTGGCTCATGATTCGCTTGTTTTCAGCGTTCCAGGTTGCCAGTGCGTCGACATCGGTGGCTTGACGGGACACATAAACGTCTACGCCTTGGAACGTAAGCCGAACAGTCATGTCCAGGCGCTTGGCCACGTAGATGGCGGCGTGTAGCGATGGTTCAAGCGTATCGTCGGGATCAGCTACCAGGCGGATTTTCATCTCCTCTTACCTCCTTCTGCTGAACGGGTTGGGCGCGACCACAGGCGCGAACCGTGGCGGGTGGCGCCGTTGGGTCAGCACGCTGGGCGCCACGACCGGTCCGCTTGGCCTTGACATACCGGGACGCAGTTCAGCCAAAGCCCAGTATCGCGCCGCGTCAATGCCGTGATTCCAGGCATCGATCGGGTGATCCAGCCACACCCCGTCGCTTTTGCGCCGGTCCCACGTGTAATTCTCCAGTTCCCGTTGCAGGTTTTGGCTGCTGATGTGGATCCGCAGCCGCCGGCGCCGTAACAGGTCCAGGCCGTGCAGGATCGAATCCGGTGTCTTCACGGTCGGGACCACGTTGTACCCGGCAATCTCCAGTACGCGGATGCTTTCCGCCTGGGCGCTGTCCGCGTGCATCCGGGCCGTCTTGTCCACGCCTAGCGCCTCAAGCTTGCCCTGGATGCTTGGCTCGTTCGGCTTGGATGCGTTCCGGCCGACGAGCAGCCCCGGTTCGTAGACCAGTTCGCGGATGTACAAATCGTCCTGGAACAGCGCGCACTCAACAACGGCCGTGGGGTCCAGGCTGAACCCAAAGTCGAGTCCGTACCCGTAGCGCTGGCAGTTCATGCGGTCGGGCCAGTCCTCTGTTACGCTCCAGAGCGTGAATACCACACCCTCGCGCCGGCCGCGCTTGCCCAGGCCGTACACCTGCCAGTGCCATTCATCGGCGGTTCCGGCCTCGATGTTCTTCGGTGTCGGCTCGTACGCCTCGATCTCGGCAATCTGCGTATGGGCAAGGAACGGGTTGTCGCGGTACGTGGTGTGACAGTACGTGTAATCGCTGGCCGACCGCTTCAGGATGCGTTCGAATACCCAGTGGTGTGTCAGGCTCGGGTTGAAGTCCAGGATGCGCAGCCGCGTCGTGCGCTGGTTCAACTGCGTCCATGCCGCGTAACTGATCTCCATGGCCTCGTTCAGCCAGCAAATGTCCTGGCGCCGGCCGTGCAGCTTAAAAGGTTCGTGCGTGCCGCCGAACTCCAGTGTGCTCCCGTTGTCGAACGTGTACACTTTCAAGACCGAGTTCCAGCAGCGTGCCTGCCACAACTCATAGTCGGCCATGATCTCTTTGAAGTCCGGAATGATGGACTTCTCGCACGTTGTTCCATCGTCGCGACCGGCGAAGATGCGGACCTTACTGGCGTACGCCTGCTCGATCAGGTACTGCAGGATGGCCCACGTCTTGCCGGATCGCGTCGATCCTTCCAGGACTACAATCGGCTTGCGGTTGGCGGCCAGCGCGAAGTAACTCCGCGTCGCCACGCGCTCGACCTCGGTCGTGGTCTCTTGGTTGGCGTCAGCGTCGGTCACGGTTGCGGTGTGTCCTGGTCAGGGGGTGACGCGGGCAATTCGGCGGCGGGGGCCAGCGGCGGCGGGCCGTCCATCAGGGTATGAGGCTCGTGGTCCGGCGGACGTGCCGCTACGAACCGTATCACGCGCGCAGGCCCGCCCTTCAGCGTCACGCGCTCGGGTTTGTGGTACCCGCGCAAGCGCGCCAACTCCGCAATGGCGGCTATCCGCTCGGCCGCTTTTGCCTCTTTCAATCGGCAGATATCTGTCAGTATGCGGCATGCCTCGTCATGCGTCGCAATCGCCGCCGCTTCCGCCTCTTTCCGCAGCCTGTCAAGCTCGGCCTGGACGTTAGCTTTGGTAAGCAATCGTGACGCTTCTACCGCACTTCCCCGCACGGCATACCCAGCGCGGATCGCCGCCTGCCGGCCGTTGCCGTCGGCCATGTATTCGCGGCAGAACGACCGTTGCTTGTCGGTCAACTGCTCGGCTGGCCTGGTCTCAGTTGTTTGGCTATCGGCCATTAGCTACTGGCCCCAGGTGCCGGACTCGGCCGCGTCATGCCATGCCACCTTTGCGGCCGCCTTGTTCTCGTCTCGGCGCATCGGATACCAGGTTGCGTCTGTCCGCGGCTCATGGTGCACGTGCACAACCTGGCTGGCCCGGCGCTTGACCTTCATGCCCAGGAACCTGGCGCGGATAACCAGGTCACCGTCCTCGAACCCGTACCCGTACTGGCGCTCGTCGTAACCCTTCAACCGTGCCCAGTCCTCGGCCCGTGCCGCCACGGTACCACAGCCCTGCTGCCACTTCTTAGCGTCCCGGATCTGCTCGAACGTCACGCCGGCCGCCATCATGTAGTACGGGGCCAGCACTTCCCCAGCGGTCTGCGGAACCAGCTTTTCGGCGTCCAGGATGAACCGATCGGACAGGATGCAGTCGATGTCCGTCTTGATGATCACGCCGAACCCAGCCGCGTACGCAGCGCGGATACCGGCGTTGCTCGCGCGTGCCGGGCTGTACTGGTCCATGGCTGGCGGCTGTATCACCTGTACCCATGGCGCACGGTCGGGGTCCAGGTCCGTGACCAGGTACACTTCCTGTTTCAGCTCCTCGACCACTTCCGCGTTGCGCGCCAGCCATGCGGCCCAAGCCTCGGCCGGCAGCCTGACCGAGCACACCACAATGGCCATGCCGCGCCGCGCAGCCCCGGCCAGCACTGGCACCGGCGCCGGCTCCACGGTCGATACCACGGGCTCGATTCGTGGCGCTTCCGCCGCGGCAAGGACAGTCGCCGGTACGGCCGCGGCCACCGCCACTGCGGTGGCGCTTTCGACCAGGTCCGGGCCCGTCACGGCCGGCAGCACGTCGATCTCGGACTGAAGGCCGTCCTCGGTTAGCCTCCAGGACAGCCGGTCCGGATCGGGCAGCGTCTCGGGGTCCGGGTTCGGCCAGACCCAGACTTCGAAGTCCGTCGGCTCGATCTCCTGCCCGTCCCAGACCCAGGCTTGGCGGTTGTCCTCGAACATGACGTGCCCCATACCCCAGCCCGTGAACTCGGTAGCGTCGATCTTTCGGCGCTTGACCACGATACGGCCACGGTTGGCGCGCGTGACCTCCACCCGGTGCCGGCTCGCGTATACGCCAATGTGGTAGGCGTGGAAACTGCGCCCGTCGTTGACCCAACCGGGCGCTGACACGTCCGGCCCGAACCGGGTCACGCAGCAATCCCCCGTGTCGACCCGGATCAGCTTCAGGTACCCGGCGCGTGGCCAGCGCTTCTTCTGCACAAACCCGCGCCGTCCGTTCACGAACCCGAGCGGAATCCACGCCGGCCCGGCAGACACCAAGGCCGCCGGACTGTTCAGGATTCCTGGCCCCTTGATTGCGTCCGTTACGCGGCCGGACCAGTTTGCGCCAAGATCGCCGTGCGGAATGTGCACGCACACCACGCCCGGCAACCACACGCGTTTCGGGGCCGGGAACTTGCGCTGGAAATGGTTGTCCACGCCGCCGGCGGTCCCGAACTTCTCCGAGTACAGATGCGGCCACGTGTCGTCACGCAGCGCACTGGCCAGCGGGCTGAACAACTGGAAATACCCCCAGGGCATACGGTTCGTTGTCGGGTCCTCCATCTTCAGCCGCGTGGCCGCGCCGGGGTCGGCCTTGAACTCGGCCAGCCACTTTTGTCGCTCGGCCAGCTTCGGACCGCGACGTTCCGCGTAGTACAGGCACCCGGGGTTCAGCACCAGTTCGGTGAGCATGTCCCGGAGTCCGGCCGGCAAGATGATGTCCGCGTCCGTGATCAGGATCCAGCCGTCCGCATCGCACGCCGCCACCCCGTCGTTGATCATCTTTCCCTTGTTGAACGGCCCCGCCTCCTGAAACCGGTCCGACACGACTAGCGTGGCCCCGTGCTTCTGCGCCATCTCCTGCGTGGGCTTGTCATGGCTCGAGGTCACGACCACGAGGCGGTCAACCTCTTTGACGTTGCGAAAGAGCGTTTCGGACAGGAAGTCCGAGTACCCCACGCACACCAGCACCGCCTGCACCTTGCGCACCCGCAGCGGCTCGACGGTCGCCGGAACGACCCGCGCCGTGTTGCCTTCGGCCGCGGGCAGGTACGGTTCGCACTCCGTCACGTTCCGCTTGTACAGCGCCCGATCGTACTTGGCCGCGTCTAACACGGCCACCTTGCCGGCCGCCAGCTTGCGACTGCCAAGCTCCTTCAGTCGCGCTTCCCAGGCCGGCGACACGTCGTCGGTGCCGTCCGTCGCGCGCCGCCGCGGCACGGCCAGGCAGCCGCTGCACAGTTCGCACCACGCGAGCTGGCCGCCGAACTCGGCCGGGGTCCGCCCCCACCAGCCTTTTTCGATTGGCCATCCTCCGGGGCCGCCGGTCAACATGTCCATGGCGGCGGCTACTTCGCAGAAGAACGCACCCTTGGGCGTGATCGAGGCGGACCACAGGTTCTGGATCCAGCATTCGTCGCGCAGCGCCGGCCATTCGGCGTCCGTGATGCCCAGCTCACGGCGCGTGATCATCAGCGCCTGGTGCTCGCCGGCGTGGCTGTGGTCGTTCAGGCACTGGTATCCGTACACGTCCCGAATGACCTCGAAGTTTCGCGCGTACGCCAGGCCAAGGCTCGACCACAGCCCGCGCGGCTGACCCTCGACTTGTGCCCAGTGCCGGTTTCGGTACTCGCAGAACTCGTCCGCCCGTATGGGATCGCCCACGTGGGCCGCCGAAACGGCGCCAGGCCGAAAGCGCGCCTGCCGCAAGTACCGGCTGAACCGCTCGAACTCCGGGTGCAGCGTCGGCTCTCCGCCCATGATCCCGACCATGCCCGGGAAGTCCTTGAGGCTGTCGACCGCCAGCTTGAACGTGTCCCAGTCCATCATGAACGGTTTCCGGTGATGCCCGTTGAACCGCGTGCAGTTGCTGCACCCGTGCGGGCAGGCGTTGGTGATCTCGATCTGGATGATCTTCATGTCGGCCGGGCTCTTCATGCGCGGGCTCCTCCTTCAACGAGTCGTTTCAACAGGTTGCGAACTTCGCACGTCACTGCGAACTGCTGCCGGACGGTCGGGTCCGGACGGGCGGCCGGGAACAGCGGTTCCGCGGCCAGGCACTGGCGCACTACGGCTCGCACGTCCACGTGGCCAGGCAACCGCCGCGCTTCGGCACGCCGCCGCCGCGCCGCTTCAACTCCCAGCGTCCGCCCGGCTGCGCTCAACTCCATCTGTTTCATGCCGGTTTCCTCCATGTGGCGGTGACAACTGCTTCTGGCGTTCCCGGATCGGTCCGCATGTAGAGCAGCTCTAACCCCAGCGCTGCACCCCAGTTTGACAGTGTGATGGTGGACAGGCCCCACCAGTGGTCCGGGTTCCAGCGGTCCGAACCGTCCGGGACCACGATCAGCAGCCAGTTGCCGGGCGCGACCAGCGCCACCATGCGCTCGAAAGCCGCGTCCGCCGCGTGGAAGTGCTCGAGGGCATGCACCGCCACCACGGCGCCACGCGCCTCGTCCAGGTGCGCGGTCTCCAGTGTCCGGCACACGACCGGCACGCCGTACGCCTGGCGGATGTACCGCGCCGCCCACCGGTCCGGCTCGACCGCCGCGTACTGGCACCCGGCCCGCAGGAACAGAGGGACCAGCCGCCCGACACCGGCCCCGATTTCCAGAACGTGCGCCGCCGGCTCGATGCGGGTCAAGGCCCGCAGCGCCTCGATGTGTACCGGACGGTTGCGCGGCGTGATGCCGTCCTCGTGCCACATTGCCATCCCGGGAGTGCGGTAGTAGTCCGCCCCGCCACGGTCGCCGGCCGCACGGTGCGCGTAGCACCGCTGCAGCTTTTGCCACGCCCCGCACCGCGCGCAGTGCTGGAATTCGCATCCACACCCGCGTTCGTTCGGATCCTCAACCCACTGGTGAGAACAGGCCGTCATGGGGTGTTCCTTCCCGTCTATGGCCAGCTTGGCGGCTGGATCCCACTGGCTTGCCCCGTGTTGATTGTGTTGACGAACTCTTCGTAGGACCAGCACACCGCCACGTGCCAGCCATTCCGCTCCAGGGCCTCAAGCCGCCGCGCCTGCGCGTCGGTCAGCCGGCCGCCGGGAACCTTGAGTTCGACGGCCCACGGCACACCGCGCACCGCGAAGACCAGGTCCGGCCACCCGATCTTCTCCCGGGCGCGCGGCGACAGGTGCAGGTACTCGATGCCGATCCGCCGCAGGTAGCTCTCGCAGTCCCGCTGCAGGGCGCGTTCGCGCCGCGCCACGCTGGCGGCCTTGCGCTCCGCGGCGGTGCACACTCCGCACGCCTTGCGGTCCGCGTCGCTCATCAGTCCCACCCAGCGCTCGGGCACCACTGGCAGTCGCATGGCCATGCGGTACAGGCTCCTTTCCAATCCGCCGCAGGTAGCTCTCGCAGTCCCGCTGCAGGGCGCGTTCGCGCCGCGCCACGCTGGCGGCCTTGCGCTCCGCGCAGGAGGCCATTCAGCTTACACTATGGGCCATAGTGTAAGCTGAATACCGTTAGCGTTTCCGCCATCGGCGGTAACGCTGAGAGTACTTCTTCCACGCTGGCGGCCTTGCGCTCCGCGCAGGAGGCCATTCAGCTTACACTATGG